GTGCTCTCCACCCACAATGAACTACTGCACTGGTATCCATCTCCAGCGCAGTCCGGGTCGACCGGTGTCGTACCTAGGGACCGATGATAAATCATCGTCGGAATCTTCTGCCCTAGGACGACCTGCCCACCACCGCATATGTTCATAGGATTCTAAGGCACCAAGGAGGTTGCCTGGAAAGAATCTAACTGTATATGCGATTGTCCATACTCTGATTTCATCTCTCTGGTAATTCTTGTTATATCTCCGACGTAAATGATTATTACGTGGAGTATTGCATAGAATCCCAAAGATATTGGAATCAGTGACATGTGGGATAGGATTGGAATCCGAACCCCATGCCAACATCGAATGTCGTAAGAAACGATATAAGAATTTGTATCGTCTTTTCCAACATTCATTGATGAGATGGACATGTGAAGCGACATGTTCGGGGTTTGTGACTTCCCGAACCCCCTTTATTGAAAAATAAAGGGGAGTAATGTCGTGACCCTTTAGGTAAAACCCTCCGCAAGATTCACGGAAGAGTTGTGTAGATGTGAAGGATTTCTCCACATTAACAACAAAACCTAAAGACTCTAAGATGGACATGATGGTACTTGTGAGTTGACTATCTACACAAATATCATCACCATAGATACCTAATGGTTGGTACTCACCATCAACAACAGTAGTTGAAGGATGCTGCCAAAACTTGGCAATAACCTCAACTATATGCTGTGGTGACAACCATGAAGAAAAGGTATCTGTGGAACCAGATTTTCCGTAGGAGTCGAGACAAGCAGATAGTATGCTAACAGCACAGAAGACAATACACTGTGTAGGAAAGCATAGAGCACTACCCATTGGAGCAAACTTCTTCATGGTAAGTACATCACCGTTAGGAAGTTTAACTTTATGGGATCGTGTCGCCCTCATTACGATCTGCCAAGAAGTTGGAAAGATCTTCTTGACGAGTTCATAACTGAGGCTATCACTTGCAGAGCTTAAGTCTAGAGTATCAATGAGCCCGGTTTTCGAACCAAGTTCACTAAGCTTTCGATTAAAGCTCTGATCTCGTAAATGGATAAAATGTCCAAAGTGCGAGATCCTTAAAAGCCTAGACATCTGATCTAGTACACCCTGTTGGAAAAACATGAGTGTATTAGGCTCCATACATATAGAACGAGAAACTTTCACGTTCTTTGGTACAAATGTAAGGAGAGATGTCCTCGAGCAGACTCCGTTATCGGGTGACCACAAGTGAGGGATAGGTATTACCTTCTCAACCTTGAGGCCATCATCTTCATCAGAGCCCAATATCCCTATTAGGTCTTTGAAGAAGATACGATCTAGGACGTTATCGTAATCTAAGCTTCCGAGTTTAGATATACGTCGCCCTATTCCACGCTCGGCAACAGAACCAGGACCAAACTTTGGTCTAAAGTCCCGTATCCGAAATGGTGGAAGTCCTACCTGAAGGATAAGTCGCAGATGCGAACAAATATCCTCGGGTAGGATTAGATCGCTTAGTCGCTTCTCAATATCACTCCAACCGCGAAAGGCGGTTTCATTGAACTCTGGATCCACAAACTCCAACTTTTTACCAAAGTTGAGGAAAGTGTATAACCAGCGGACAATAGTGATATCACCAGTTCGATAGAATTGATGATACTCTTGGAAAACAGGAGTGTCGTCAAAACCATCTATCCAATCTCCTATTGAGGAGGTAGTATGCCCAGTTGGTGAAGAAACCAATAAATGGGCAAGACTGGTGAACCGAATAACAGTAGCCTTAACACCGTTCTTCTGAAGGTTTTTGAGAAACCTAGAGAAAGTACGGGGCGGCTTATTCGGGCCGAGAGGACTATCCGATAAGAGCGATAAGAGAGACGAAACGAAGAGTTTAATACTTTCTCCGTTTCTTTTCTCTGTTTCACTCAGCGGATCCAAGAAGGTATCGTCGATGGTAAATCGACGCATACCAGACGAGGTATGCACGCATACCTCGTGGTCCATTGGACTTAACTAACCTG